AGGATCCGGGCCGATACTGGATGCCGCGCTTTCTGCCCATCAGCAGGAGTTCGCAGAAATGGTGAAGTGCTGCACGTCCGCGATCAAATGCTGGCTTCCATCATCATAGGTCGCATAGACGCACCACTCGCCCGCCTGGTCGACGTCTCCCGGCTGAAACGTGTACTGAGCATAAGTCCCCGCCGGAAACAGCCCCTCGGTCGTGGTGACGTCAACATTTGGCGCCGTCACGTCCGGATTGGTTTTTGTGACCACGGTGCCATCCGGTTTTGTGAAAACGAGCGACAGCGCGGAGAAGCCGGTCAGATCGAAGCCGGTCGAGAAGCGAAAGAAAACGCCCCATTCGTTTACGTTCATCTGTGCCCACCCGATTCGCTTGCGAAACTCATATCACGTCACCGTCACGGCGACGTCCGCCGCCACACATTGAGCCGTCGCGGCCTGGACCCTCATCAGCACATTGCGGAATGGCGTCACATTGCGCGCCACCCCCGTAGCCGACGCGCCGACGATAATCGCAGCAACCGAAACAGGCTCAGGCCCCGAGGGATTCATTCTCCCGATTACCGCAATGGCCTCATTCGACATGGCGCCGATCGCGGGGACGGCCGTGTTCCGCATGATCGAAAGAACCGGCAGATCGACGCGCGGATCAGGATGGCCGCGAACCACGCCAGCCTGTGCAAAGGCAAAGGCCTTTCCAGCATCAATCGAGATTTCCGGAGTGATGGCATGCGCCAAGCCGGTCGCTGTGACGGTTCCGGCCGTTACGTTGCTGTCGATTCCGAGCGTTACATCGCCCGCCGCTCCGGTTGCGTGAACGCCGTCCGGCTGAACAACATCGCCGGACGCAAATCCAACGTCCGCAGCCGCCCCCGTCGCGGTCGCCCCGACGACGGGAATCTCCATATCCACAGGCGCGTCATTGGCCGCCCCGGTTGCCGTCGCGCTTGGAGCGCCATACCCGACGCCATAGCCCGGAGCGTTCGCAGATCCGCTTGCCGTGACGCCGGTAATCGCAACGTCGATTTCCGGAGTCAGTGTCCCCGGAGTGCCGGTCGCGGTGACAGCAGTTGCATTAACCGTGACGACGACATTGCCAAATGTGAAGCCGGCGTCCGCAAGGACATAGTTCGAATTTGAGGATTTCGCGGCGTAGCAGAGCAAATCGCCAGAGGCGATCGTGTCGGCGTGGGTCGCGTCCTCAAACCATCCCGTAGTCGCGGCCGTGGTCGTAAAGCCGCCAGTCGCATCGGCGCCGTTCAGACGGACGACGCAAACAGCGCTGGTCGCGGCCGATATAGAAGCGATGAAAACCCGAAAATTGGTGACAGCAGTTGCGAAGCGAAAGCGCACCTGGGCGTTGACTTCCGTCGCCTGGGTGGCCGACGCCATGCGCCCGAAGATCGTATTGAAGGCGTTGGCAACCGTGCTGTTGTTCGAGCCGACTGCCTGGGCGCCGCAGTTGGTGTCGAAAGTCGCCCCGGACGAGACGAAGCAGGTTGAGCATTGCCGAAAGGTGATTGTGCGCGACACCCCGCCCGACGACGCCTGATAATTATAGAGGTCGCCACTCACAACGCTATCGGTGTGCGTGGCGTCTGTCTGCGCTCCGGTCGTCCCGCCGGTAAAGGCTACCGTCCCCGCGCCCGACGAGCCGTTAACCCGCGTGACAAGGGTTGTGGTCGGATTGCCGCCCGCATTGGTCGAGGACGAGGCGCGCATGTTCGACATGGTGCCAGGCGAGCGGATCAGGCATTGGGCATTGGCCTCCGTCGCGATCAGGTTTGTCGTGATCGACGTTCCGCCCTGCCCACGGAGAAACGTGCTCCCGGTTATGGCGCTGTCGCTAAATGTGTTTTGCCCGGTCCCGAATGAGGTCCCGATAGCCACCGTGCCGACATATTGCATGGTGACGACGCTAACGACGGTGTTCGCGCCCACGCCGACGCATTGGTTCGTGATCAGATCATTGTTGGAAATGCTGTCGGAATGAGTGCCGTCCTCAAACCACCCCGTTCCGCCGACCGTCTGCGTGACGGTTTGCGAGCCGGCCGCCGCATTGACGCGCGAGGTCAAAGTCCCGTTCGCGGACCCGCCGGCGGACGTCACGAACATAGCCATTTTGCTGAGAGTCCCGGCTTTCAGCGGAGAGTTGAAATCCGCTTCGACCGTCGTGGACCCGTCATAGGCGCCGCCGAATATGTTGGAACGGCCGGTGAAGCCAGCCCCAAAGGCGACCGTGGACGAAATCCCCATGCCGACTAGCGATTCGCCCGCCATCGGCCCCTAAACCTTCGTGGGAGGATTCGGAACCCGCCGGTTTTTCGCCCGGTTTTCTTCCAGCACAGCGTAAAAATGGTCGCTGTAATCGGTCAGGTGCCTGTGCTTTGAGCAGCGCACCACCCCGAAATGGTGGGGATAATGAATGAGCCGCTTGGGGAAGAATCGCAGCCAGTGATCGAAGATGATCGACAGCTTGCAGCCGCAGGTATCCGGGCTCCAATACTGCCCATGCACCTGGCAGAGCGTTCCCTCGGGCCCAAACAGCTCGTTATGGCTCCGGTAATCGCGGCCGTCGAGAAACTGCAGCGCCCTGTTCATGTTGAGGACGAAGTCGATTCCGCGAAGCCGCTTACGCTGCTTTGGCGTCAATTCATCGGTGTAAAAATGCGGTTTGCCGTCCGCATCAATCCTGGTGCCGGTCCTTAACAGGCGTTGGCGTTCGCCCTCAACTTCGGCATACGGACGACCCGACAGGTCGCCCGGAACGATTGCGAGAAATCGCTTAGAGACCGGGTGTTCGGAACCGTCGAAGCAGATCCATGAGCGCAATTCTCATCCCCTTGCCGCTGGCTACAGCAGCCGCAAGACTGCGTTGCTCGAATCATTGGTCGGCAGAATAACCGTAAACGTGCCGGCCGACACTGATTGAGACCCGCCAAACGATCCGACGTACACGGCCTGATTCGCAGCCGACGAATTGTAGAACATCGTGCCCGAGGAGTTGAACGTCGCGGTCGTCCAGGACGGGTTTGTGCTCCATGACCAATAGGCGGTCGTTCCGGAGGTTTGCGGCGTGGTGTTCTGTGCCGCCGTCCAGGCGAACCCGCCAGCGACGTAGCCGGTACCGGACGATTCATCGGTGTTGCCGGTTATGTCGGAATAGTTCACCGACGCCGCGCCGTATGTGCCGGTCGGGGTGCCTTTGATCAGCGCGGCCTTGAACACGTTGCCCGAGGTCGTGGTGAAATTGTGTGTCGCTGTTGCCAACTCCTTTTTGAAGGAAGTCGGGAAGGCGGTTGTGACGCCAGCCATTTCGCTACTCCGTTCTCACGGCGAGGTCCGCCGCGGTTCTTAGATTGCGGAAAATGGTTTCCCGCATCATTACGGCGATGCTTTCGTTCGCGAACTCCCGTTCCCACGGCGTCCGCGCGGCGTAGCGAAGGATCACGGCATGCGCGGCAATCGTCGTCCGCCAGATTTCCGAGTCCGCGCTCGTCGCCTTGATGCTGCGAAACGCCTCAACCAACACCGATTCCGCTTTGGCGCGGAGCTCTTTTGCGTACTCGCCGCGTTTGTCCGAGATTTCGGGGTCAACGACGATCAGGCCCCGCGCGGTCTCGTTCGCCCAATACTCGGGCGAGTGAGTGCCGAAATTCGTAACCATGACCCGGACTTTGCCGGCATTGCAGGCAGCTTCGACGCTGTTCATTGCTGAATCCCCTTGCGGAGAACCAACTCAATGAAGCCAGCCGTCCCGGACGCGAGCGCCGCATCGGGCTTCTGCGTGAACAGGATCTTCCCGGTTGCGCCAACAAGGACCGTCGTTCCGGCCGAATATGGCGCTATGCAGCCTTCCTTGACAAAGCTCTGATGCCCAAACCCGAAAAGGGTTAGCGCCGGAGTTGCCGAGGTCGCGTCCCACTGGACAACGACCGAAAACCCGGCCGCCAGATTGTACCGGACGGACGCAATTCGAATATGCGATCCGGGATAAAGCACGTTCCCGGCGATCGACACGCCCATGTCGCCCGTCGAGGTCGGATCGGCCGCGACGTAAGCGGAAATGACGTTGGACCCGTCCCCAATGAAATTGTAGGTCGCGCGATAATTGCGCGACCCATTTTCCAGGACCGCTTTTGTGATCGTAAGCGCCGCCACGGCGGGCTACCCCTAACTCGGATTGACCGCGAGCCCACCCGCCGCCGCGGAGACTGCCGCCGCCGCGATGTACGAGTTTGCGAGACCGTTCGTGTCGCCAAACTTGGTGATTCCGACCAGCGCGCAGGCCGCATCGAACAGCAACATTCCGCCAGGCGAGGCCGTGGTGAACGATGCCAACGCCGTCATTGTGGTTGACGTCGACTTAATGTCGTTCACGAACAGAGTGCGCTTGAAGGTGTTGCCGCGATCGACGCAGGCATTTCCCGTGCCCAGGATGCCGAGCGGGGTCGCCGCCGAGGTCTGGAACGGGAAAATGCAGTCCTCAAACGAATTGCGCGGCGTTCCGCCGGCGAGTTCGAGGGATGCGTTTGCGGCGCCACGGGCGACCGTGTCGAGGCCGACCGCGCAATGGTAGAACGAGTTTTCGCCGGAGCCCGCCAGGCCGATCTTGAGCGAGCGCGAACCCGCATCAGCCGCAGAGGCCGCATCGCCCATGCCGCCAAAGGCGATGTTCGAATAGGCGTTCCGGCTTCCGTTGTCGGTCCAGCAGATTTGATTGACGCCGCCGGTCGAGAAGCCGTGAAACAGCGAGAAGTTGGAGAAGAAGCAGCCTGAGCCGGTGACAACCACGAGGTTGCCGGAGCCGAATGTCGCCTGGGTGTAGGTGCCAGTCGGGGGAGCAAGGCGCGCCCGCTGTGCGTAGGTGGACGGCGCCGCAACACCGATCAGGTGGGTAGCGTTTTTCGTCCAGTTGAGAGTGCCGGCGCTTGCCGACGAGCTCACGGCCTGGGCCGCGGCGAGCGAAAGACGCGCCGTTCCCGAGGCCGCGCCATTGCCGATCAGCAGCACAACGTCATTGTTGCCGTCCCGGCAAAGCGAGTGCGCCTTGTAAAGCGACTGCAAGGCGCGATCTGGGCTAAAGCCGGAATTGCCGTCGAGGCCATGAACCGGATCGACGAAGAAATAACGCCCTGTGAACGGGATTCCGCTGATTGAACCGAGGACCGGAACGCCAAAGGACGAGATCCCGTTCGGGAAATTCGTGAGCGTCATTTCAGGCCACCTTTCGCTTGTGCCCGCGGCGAATTGAACCCGCGCTTACCCACCCAGGGACACGGTTGAGGCTAGTCGTTACGCTCCCGGCGAGCCGAAATAGCTGCGCCAGTCGGTGACACCGCACGAAAAGCGCATGTACTGAGCGGCCTTTGCGTTCTTGGTGTCGAACTCGTTGTCGGTGTCGAAGGTCGGCTTGTCGCGCCACAGGAAGCGCGCGCCATACGGAGCATTGGTCCGGATGAACCACGCCGTCCCCGAGAGGAAATAGTGGTTTACCTCAATGCCCTTCTTGAACATGCCCGTCGCCTTGATGACGTTGATGGCATTGTTCGCGGTATCGTTCTGCAGGATCGAATGGATGATGCGGTTTGCGTCAAACCATTGCGTTGTCGAAATCACCAGACATTCCGGGACAAGGCTGATTTTGTTCCCGCGATAGTCGGTCGCCTGCATGATCTGAGTGCCCAGG